TTGATTTTTTTATTGAATAAAATACACAAAACTGTATAAATATTAAAGTATGAGGCTCAATTCATTCGACCCACCTTTTGCTAAATTAATCCCCTACCCTAAATGACTTCCCCCTCTCTCTACGTGCCACTAAATTTTTCAACCCCCCCTATGTCTCTAAACTACGGACACTAAAAAATATATACAACTAAAAATAACCCTTGACAGTCCTTTCAACACTACCATACTTATTCGACAAGTTTCTCTTGACAGCTTGTCAAACTTAGGATATAATTAACTTAAGTTATTCTCCTTTATTTATTTTTGTATATGGTGGTGCAAGGACTTGGTTCCCCCCTAAGTCCTTCCTACTTTTATGGTAAGGGAGATGATATTTTAGGCTAAGGAGGTGTGGTAAGTATATGGCAGGACTAAAGCAATCGTTAGTGACGGGACAAAGTATGGTTGACAAAGACTATACTCCTATAGCCGACGTAGCAAACGTAAGTGCAACATATACTCAAGCTGAAGTACAGGCTATTGTGGATAGTCACAATGCTTTACTTGCTGAGTTGAGAGCTAACGGTATGATAGCTCAATCAGAATAAAAACTTAATAGATAAGTAGAGTTTGGTCGCTCTACTCAATCCAATGATTAAAGTTAATTTATACCAACATTTAAAAAAAGAGAATATTTAATTCAACAAGACAATTATTTAGTTTAAATAAAAATAGTGACGCACATAGATAGGTCGAAGTGGTAGTGAGGAACCCTTCGACTTTTCTATTGACAAGGTGTTGATAAAATAGTACAATTTGTGGTGAAGGAGGTGCATTTTTGTGAGTGACGTAAACTTTGACGATATAATAGTTGAGATAGATGACTACGAGCCTGATAAAAGTTCACTTACACTTACTAAGGTTGAGGACTCCATAAAGCGTCCTGAGTTTTCGGGTGACCCCTACGACATTGACGAGACGTTGAGTTTAGTGGACGACCCGAGTAAGTTGTTTGACTTTAGTGATAGTAAGTTAAATGCTGTCCAACAGCTTTACATAGTTGCCTACGCTACAAAGGGTACTAAAAAGGGTGCCTGTGAGTTGGCTGAGGTTAGCTATAGTACCGTCAAGAAGTGGCTAAAAAACGAGGCGTTTGCTGAGGCGTTGGAGAACGCAGTGGACATAGCTCGGGATAGTTTGGAAGAAGAATTATTTAGACGTGCCATGAACGGGTCGGACAAGTTATTATTAGAAGCACTTAAAGCCTTAAAACCAGACAAGTACCAGAAACGGTCTTCCAGCAACGTTAACGTTAGTGGTGAGGTCGTGCACACTTGGGCTGACTTGGCGAAGGAGGCAGCGAAAAAATTACCAGAAGGCGAGTTAATAGACGAGGTTGACTACGAGGAGGTAGAAGAAGATGAGTATAGAGAAGATTAGAGAACACTTAGAGGCTGTGGATACTCTGCTTGACGGGCTGAGCGTGACTCCCCCTAATGACCCGAAACAGGTTAACTACAGCGAAACACCAAATAAAACGAGACAAATGTGGGCTGACGTGAGTGCCTTTAATATTGACATAGTGGACAAGCCAAATAACAGTATTTTAGAGAAAAATTGCGTCAACGGGACGTTTTTTGGGCGTAGCGATAAGCCTGGCGTATTATATCCTACGTCGATTTTAGTGATTGATGGTAAGATATACCGAAATGAGTCCAACCACAGACCTTACCCACAGAGCACTTTTATAGTATATGATGACAACACTGTTGAGATGAGACTTTTACACAGTGCCAGTCAGTTAGACATATCTAAAGTAAGGTATGCTATAGGTGGCGTTGGGTTAGTTAATAAATTCAACCCTGACTTTGAGTATGCCCCTCATAAAGAAGGGTTTAGGGGTGTGTATTCTGATGTTTTAAGACGTGCTAATAAGACTGTCATAGGATACCGTAAAAAGGACAACTGCATTTACCTTATGACGAGACCTATGATATTCCATGAGAGTGCCTATTATTACGATTTAAGGCAGTTGGTAGACGACTGTTGGTATGACATAGCCCTTTCTATAGATGGTGGAGGGTCGACTATGATGAAATATGACGGTAAGTATAAGATGTATGGAGATGGACGACTTATAAACAGTATTGTGGGGTTTAACCTGTAAGGGGGTGAGATTTTGAGACGGAATTACAAGCCTAAGACATGGAAGGAAGTAAAAGAGAGCTTTAAGGGTAAAGTTAAGACTAAAAAGCTAAAGAAGTCTAAAGATAATAAAAAAGATAATAAAAAAGATAATAAAAAAGATGTATATGACTACAAGGACGTGTTGGAGGCTAAGGAAGAATTAAGAAGCGAGTTAATAGCATACTATTCTACGCCTGAGGGCAGAGCCGAGATAGATGACTCCCCACATGGGAACTTAACTACCAAAGAGGCTGTAGACCTGCTATTACAAGACATTGATACTGTAATTAAGAGGGAGATAGATTATGAGTAAAATCACAAAAGAGTTAATATCCCTGTATAAAAAGGGTAAGGAAAACCCTACGTTTTTCGTTGAGAACGTTATAGGCATGACTACCCTGTGGAAAAAGCAGCAGGAGATAATTAACTCAGTACAGAAAAATGCAAGAACAGCAGTTAGGAGCTGTAACGGTGCAGGTAAGACCTTCGTTACGGCTAATACGGTTACGTGGTTTTTAGCTACTCACCCCAATTCTATTGTGGTATCAACTGCTCCGACGGCTCGTCAGGTTAGAGAGTTGTTGTGGCAAGAAATAAATAATATACATCAAAACTCTAAGTATCCCTTAGGTGGACGTTGTTTGAACGTTTCATGGACTATGGGGGCTAAGTGGTTTGCTGTTGGGCTGTCTACTAATGACGCTAATAGGTTTCAGGGTTTCCACGCTGATAATATATTAGGGGTTATTGACGAGGCAGCAGGTGTTGAGGCTCCTATATGGGAAGGTATGGACGCTATACTAACGTCTTCAGGTGCAAGATTGTTAGTTATTGGTAACCCTACTGAACCTTCTGGGAGATTTTTTGATGCCTTTTCCAGCGACTTATATAACAAAATACACATTTCTGCTTTTGATACACCTAACTTTACGGAGAATGGTATAACCTATGAAGATATAAAATCAGGGGAATGGCGAGACAAAATGGACAGTCTCATCTTCCCTTCTCTGATTACCCCACGTTGGGTAGCAGAGCATATGGAGATATGGGGCGAAGACTCTCCTGCCTTCCAAGCAAGGGTAATGGGGAACTTCCCTATCATAGGAACGGACACCATGATACCGTTAGGTTGGGTGTTAAGAGCAAAAGAAAGAGAACTTGACTTTAAGGATAAGGACAGGGTTGGTATGGCTATAGATGTCGCACGTTTTGGAGATGACGAGTCTGTAATAGGTATACGTAAAGGTAACTCTCTTACTTCCTACGAAGTATTAAACAACGTAGACGTATACGCCTTAGCTAAGGCAGCTAAGAAGATAGCCGACAGAGAAAAGCCTGAGACTATAAAAGTCGACGTTGTAGGTATTGGAGCAGGTGTAGCCGATATACTTAGAGCTTGGGGTTACCAGGCTATCGACTACGTAGCACAAGAAAGAGCATGGAACGCAAGTAAATTTGTAAACAGGCGTACAGAAAGTTGGTTTTTGATACGTGAGAAGTTTAGAAATAATGAGATTAACCTACCTGCTGATGAAAAGTTGGTAGGACAGTTAACAGCACCTAAGTACGTGTTTGACTCTGCAGGAAGATATAAACTTGAGTCTAAAGAGGATATTAAAAAAAGAGGCTTAGAGTCTCCCGACAGAGCAGATGTGGTAGCTATGTTGTTTGAGTCAGAAGATGACTATGATAGCTATGTTGCTAAAGATTATGAAAATAAAGAGGTTAAGAAGGGTACAGTACAACAACTTCTTAACGAGCTTACACAAGGAGAGGAGGGAGAATTACAATGGCATACAATGAAGTTGTGATATTTTTTACTGTTTTTATATGTATACTTACAGGGTTTTTATTAGGAGTTACCCTTACTTATAAGAAAGGCGTAAGAGATTATGAGTCTGGTTATAAGCAAGGCTGTGACTATATGTCAAGGTGTTTTTTAGAAGTCGAAGACTCTAAACATAGACAGGCTGTAAAAAGAGAAAAAGAAAGACAAGATATATTAGATAAGGCAAATGAATTTAGTGGTATTACGCCTGACTTACTTATAGCACATGGAGTAACAAGCGTAGGAGATTTACCTAAGCACGTTAGGGAAGAATATGGTGTTACGGAAGATAATCCTGATACTATTGAAGACCTTATAGAACAAGCAAGAAAATAAGGAGGTTTGATTAATGTTAGAAAGTAAAGAGACTAAAGATTTAGAACGTGCGTTATCTAAGTCTAACGACGAAGATTATTATGAAGACACAGAGAAAAAGAAGAAAAAGAAAAAAAGTAAACCCCCTCAAAACACTCTTATAGCTAAGGTTAAGGACAATCCACTAAGGACTGTTAATAACATAATAGCTATAAGTGACACAGCACTTAATGAGAGGGTAGCAGTGTGGCAGAGATATAGACGTAAGTATAGGAGAGGATTGACGTACCTTAAAAACATAAGTAAGGGTATGCCACTGTATTTTACTAATTATTTATTTGCAAATGTTGAGTCCATGAAGGCGAATATGACACGTAACTTGCCTCCATTGACAGCCTCTCCACGAGGGTTTAGAGATGACTTGGCAGCAGATTTAATGACACGAGCACTACAAGATACGCTGGAAAGAGGAAACCTTCAGTCAGCTACACGTGAAGTAGTCCACAATGGATTGTTAGCAACTATGGCATACTATAAAGTATTTTATTCCCATGAAAAAGACAACGTTCAAATAGACGCAATAGCACCTGAGAATATGTTAGTAGACCCAGCAGCTAATACCCTTGAAGACGCAAGGTGGATTATCCATAAGAAGGACTCTGTATCTGTGGACGAGATATATGCAGAATACGGTGTAGTTCCTGAAAACCCTTCAGAAGGACACACTACTAATCCTGACGTAGACGATAACGAAGGACTTTATACTTCTACTGAAAATAAGAAGGCAGCAAGAGAACAAGGGTCTTCTTACGACGTTTACGAAGCATGGTTTAGAGACTGGTCTGAAGACAGGGAAAATGATTGGTACATAGTTACCATAGCAGGTAATACTGCACTTAGGAGTGAGTATAGTATTTACGACCATAATATGTCACCTTTTGTTGTGTGGTTTGCAGGAGAAGACTACGGAGCAGACAACATATACTACAGGGGTATAGGAGCAATAGAAGAAGTAGAACCCCTACAGGATAGGGTAGACTCAATGGACTTGAAGATACACAAGCATATAAGTTTGTTAGCTAACAGGCAGAGGTTTGTATCAAGTCAGTCTGGACTTAGTAATTCTAAGTTAGATAATACTGAAGGACGTACTTATACCGTTAACGGAGACCCTTCAAAAGCAGTACACTATGATCGTCCCCCTCAAATGGGTATGGAAGTGTATAACTTTAGGGACGCAACAGAGATGTTAATTCAAACTGTTTCAGGAATGTTCGACGTTACTCAAGGTAGGAGACCTACTGGTATCACTGCAGGTAGGGCTATAGAGTCTTTGAAGGACTCAGCAGAAACACGTCTTGCAGCTCTTGTGGATACCTTAGCTGAGTCTATAGCTAAAGTAGGTAACTTAACACTTCAGATTATGCTTCAGATGTACGACAGTGAACGTTTAATAAAGTCAACTGATGGAGATGAAGATAAGGACTTTATTATAATACCTGATTATCCTGAGGAGCTTCAACCACAGCCTACGCCCCTGTTAGGTGAAATGGGTGAAATGCTTGTAGATGAAGAAACAGGAGGCTACCAGTTTGACCCTAATGAAGAATTAGAGGTTACTCCTGAATTGGAACAGGCAAGAAAGGAATGGAAGGAACAAAACGGCATAGCCTTAGTTTTATCAGAAGTTACGTATGATTGGGATATACGTGCTAATACTGATACAGCACTTCCTTCTGCAAAGGCAGAGAGAGGTCAAATGGCGTCAGACTTATTTAGACTTGGTGCGATAGATAGGGAAGCACTACTTGAAGCACTTGACTTCCCACAAAGACATAAGATACTTCAACGTCTTGCTGCAGAGGCAACGGGTAAGAGTGCAGGTAAACCAGAGGTTGAAGGAGACCCTATGATGGAAATGATAGCTCAATTAGAGCAGATGGGATTACCACCTGAGATGGTAGAGCAGTTAGTACAACAAATGCAAGGTGGTGGACAACAACAGCAACAGCAAGGAGGTAACTTCCCCCCACAGATGACTATTTAGGAGAGTTTATGGGAAAGTACTGGGACAATATAACTAAAATATATAAGAAACAAGAGTCTAAAGGGTTGAGCCAATACGGTCAACCTTTAGAGTTTAATAAGGACGACATTATGACACGATTACTATATATAGAGGAGGAGCTTGTGGACGGTCTACTATATATTGAGTGGTTGAAGGATAATATTATCAAAAACAATCTTGACAACACGTTGTAAAAAAGTGTATAATTATAGTAACGAGGCGTCGGTTATACGCAATACAGTCATACGGACTATAAACGGTAAGGAGGTACACAATGTTTAAAGAGAATGATTTATTCTCACTTAATTTACAAATGTTTGCTGAGGACGTACCTGAGGGTGCTTCAGAGGCAACAGAAGACGTGGATACAACTAATTTAGTTACAGATGAAGTAAACGACGAAATGGATAGTAGTTACGACGACTACGAGAATGATGATGTAGAAGATGAAGTTGAAGACATTGAAGACACCGAAGAATACACAGAAGACACCGAGGACGTCGAAGATGACGCAGAGGACTTAGAAGATGATGTTGAGTTTGATGAAGAAGCTCAACAAGATGAACATAAACTATTCGACGAAAAGCAACAAAAGAAAGTAGACGAAATAGTTAGTAAGAGGTTAGAACGTCAGCAAGAGAAGCTATTAAAAGACCTAAAGGAAGCTGCAGGTACTGATATAGAACAGGCTGAAATTACTAACGCTGCCCGTTTGTGGGGACTTCTTAAAGAAAACCCTGACCTTTCGAGATTGATTAATCAGACTATACAAGAGAATATACAGCAGGGTAAGGCTAAAGTACCTTCCCAGAAGACTATTCAATCGAAAGAAGTTGAACTACAACGTAAAGAGGCAATATTAGATTTAAAATCAAGTGATAAAACTTTTAATAAAAACGCAGATAAAATACTGAACTGGGCTGAGTCACAAGGTTTTGACATAAGCGATAGCAAGGACTTGAAAATAGCCTACATGGCATGGAAGGGTTCTAACAGCAACGTGATAGAAGCTACTAAAAAATTTAATGCGAAAAGACGTCAGTCCAAGAAAGATAACGTGAGAAAAAAGGCGTCAGTACAGAGTAGTAAATCTGGCAAACCTAAGAAATCATTAGATTATAGAAGAATGTCTGATGAGGACATATTATCTTCAGAAGGGCTAAGTCTGTTCGTAGAAGAATAAAATTCTATGGAGGTAAACTATGCCACTTAATTATGACGCACTTACTGCTTTAACGCAGAAAAAATACATACCTAAGGTTGTGGATAACTTTTATAAGTCAAACCCTTTCTTAGTGTATCTGAAGAAGAAGAAGTCGACCTTTCCAGGTGGACATAAAATAGTTGAGCCGTTAGTATACGGCAACGTAACTGGAATAAAGTCTTATAGTCTTTATGATACAATTACCTACGATACTGATATACCAATCAGTGCAGCTGAATTTGAGCCTAAGAATATCGTAGCACCTATCATAATTTCTAAAGACGAAGAATTAAAAAACTCAGGTGAAACTCAGGTACTTTCTATGCTTCAATCTAAAATTGAAATCGTAGAAAAAACCTTGAAAGAGCAAGTAACGTCTATGCTCTACGGAGACGGAACAGGAAACTTAGGAAAAGACATTGACGGTCTTGGAGCAGCTATAAGCGACTCTAACACTTACGGTGGAATTGACAGAGCTACTTATGCTTGGTGGAAGGCTAAGATTGCAACTAACAACCCTGGGACTCCTGGAACACCAGCAGCGTTAGACTTAAACAACATGGTTAGGACGTTCCTTGCTATATCAGACGGTAACGACCAGCCTGACCTATTACTTTGTGGTCTTGCTACATGGCATGAATACTACAAGGCAGTAGAAGCTAAGACACAACTTCAAACTACTATGGGTAAGAAGATGGCTGACTATGGTTTCCAAACTCTTGAATTTATGGGTAAACCAATCATAGCTGACCCTAACTGTCCTGAAGGTTCTATATACTTCTTGAACAGTAAGTATATGAAGTGGAGAGTTCATAAGAACGCAAACTTTGCAACAACTAAATTTAGACCAGATGACACAAGATTAGCTAAGAAGCAGGAAATTTTACTTACTGCTAACTTAACTATCAACAATGCAAGAAGATTTGCGAGACTTGACGATATAGATTATACATCACTATAAGATAAATTAAGGGGAGGCTTTGTCCTCCCTAAATTTAATTAGGAGGTAAGTATGAAAAAGTTTTATAAAAACCTAACAGGTAAACTCCTAAAATTTGAATACAACGGTAAAGTGTTGGAAATACCTGCAAACGCTAAATCTATTGAATTAGATGAGTCTGTGGCTAACACACTTCAAGGAAGAACGCCTGTTAAGATATTAGAAGAAGTAGAAAAAACGGAAAACCCTGTTGTACAAGAAACAGAGGAAGACCTTGAGGAATACCTTAAGAAAGACCTCCAAAAGATGTGCGACGATATGGGTATAGACTACGTAGAAAGAGACACTAAAAAAGACCTTATAGACAAGATTAGAGGTGAGTAATACATGAGGACGTTAGGAGAACTAATGAGTGCTATAGAGACTGAAATGCAGTTAGACCCAGGACTTATTAGTGACGAAGAAAGAAGTAGATTTATAAATGACTGTTTGAGTGACTTAGGTACTTTATCCCTTCTCGAAAAGTCAGCAGACGTTGCGTCTGTAGACGGGTTTGTAAGCCTACCCACAGACCTTGTGGAAATAATAGACGTATTTTGGGAGGATATATTGCTTAGACCTCTTGAGTCTAATAATATGACAGGAAGCTCGGCTAAACCTATAGGTTACATAACGTACTACGATAACATAAAACTTTACCCTACGCCTAACGAAGATGGTAATGTTAAACTTATATATTCTTATAGACCGAGTTCTTTGAATGTAACATCAGATAAACCAGATATACCTGAAGGTTGGGATTATTTACTTGTGGACTATGCAGTAGGCAGGGCACACAGGAAAAATGGCAATATAGGTCTTTATAGAGAATATATGGGTGCATACGAAGAAGGAAAGGTTAAGTTGATGACTGAGCTTACTAAACGTCAAAACAGCCGTATAACCCCTACTGTAGACTCTAATTACCCTAATAGACCTGATACGCCTTATGATTACTTATAGAGAGGTGAGAAGATGGTAGAAGCTAATAAACGACCACCTGTAAACAAAGTAGAAACAGTGCATTTACAAGATTTTTCGGGAGGACTTAATTCGACTATAAGTGGCTCCCTTTTAAATATAAACGAAGCTCAAGTAGCTAAAGATATGTCCTTAGAACAAAAGGGTACTATAATACCACGTAATGGACGTACTAAGAGATACGCTTTACCTTTCTCAGACTCACCTATTGTGGGTCTTGGAATGTTGTTTAAACAAGATGGAACTTCCCATCTTATAGCTG